GGCTTGCAGAATCTGGCCGAGTGTAGCAATACACTTCGTGCTGGGCGCCGTGAACGCTGGTAGCCAACCGCATGGTTGGTGCAGAATCGTTAGTAGCAGAGGAGTAATGCCCTCTAAGGCTGGTAGAAGTGACAGAGCAGTAGGTCCGAGATACGTGGTCGGAGAGTGCCCGACCGAGGGGTGGGCAAGGCATGCGGGATTACCCCCTTGCTGAGCCCATCCCTTACCGCCAATCATTGGGACAATAGGTGAGGACGGCGCCTCGGGCAACTGGGGCGCCGTCTAAACCACCACATCTTTCCCTGCCTAATCATTAGGCTCGGTACTCGTGGGAGTTAGTTGACCCCACATAAAACAAGGCAGCATGAGCCCCCGCTCTTTGCGCCAGAGACTCCATTCTCCCAGTGGTTGGAGTGGTTCATGATCCCTGAGGAGGGACTATGAATGGAATCAAGGTATACAACCACACAATGACACGGGTTTACACAAGCCCGATGAATCTAGGTTCTCACGAACTAGACCATATGCTCATCAGGTGGGAGGAGACGAAAGTCCGAACCTGCCCCGTACTGGGTACACCAGTAACGTTTGAGCAAGTCATGGCGGGCCAATATGCGTTGGCCCGCATTGGTGGGGACTCGGAGAATGGGTACGAAGTGTACCCTGAAGACGAGTATCTACACGACATTGCGACACTCATCACACGATGGGTGAACCGCGACATCTGAGAGGCAACTCTCACGGTCAAGAGAACCAACCGAACCACTTCAACCACTGACCGTTCTCGTTCTAATGATTAGAGTGGCTCATAATCCCTAAGGAGGGAGTATGAGAAAACAGCTCACGTTAAAGAAGTTCACTGAACCAAACGGTTTTGCCGTGCAACTGTACGGTACTACTGAGAGAGATGAGGAGATCATTGCCCGTCTGTCGCAGAGGTTCATTGTTGACGCAACCAAAGTATTTTTGGTCATTGGAGGCGTGTCCTTCAAAGCACCAGATAACTTGAAGTTCACCACTGCGTACAACTGGGTTATCCGAGAGATTGAGTCTCTTGGGTACGATGTAGCAACTCTTGAACCAGGAAAACTACAAGAGTATTACGTAAATAAATAACATCAACAGAGCCACTCTAATGATTAGAACGGGGGTGTTAGCTCAGCGGATAGAGCAACAGTTTCCTAAACTGTAGGTCGTAGGTTCGATCCCTACACACCCCACTTTGGCAATAGCACGATGCACCCACAACAAACTGGGTGCGGGCGATAGGGGTTGCTACCGTTAGCCAAACGGTTTGGTATGAGCCGTAGAACACTCGTGTCGCGTATGCACGAATGAAGTCATACCAATACGCACTTGGACGCCGACAGGGACCTCATCGGCGTCGGGCTATCGGTACTGCCCGTGACATAATGCTGTGCCTCACAGTTAAACGAACCGAAGAGGACGTCCTGAGTACGACGCAATAACTGCTCACCCCCCAGGGAGGCACGGTGCAAAGGTTATCGCGGGGCGCATAAGACGTCCGGACTACCCCAGTAGTGGTTCGTTTCCACTACCTCCCACTCTCTAATGATTAGGCGGTCTTGAGGTGGTGCTGTTCAACCTGCCCTTTGGGGCAAGAAACGGAGTACCACATGAATAAAGAACGGCAGTACGCAAAAATCGTCCGCGATGCAAGCAGGGATAAGCAAGACCTGTTGACTTACGCTGGTGATTTAATGGTTAGCCTTGACGGTGTTGATATGAACACCGTTGATCTCAGTCCCCTGGCTGAGATGATCACGCACGTTCGTGCGTTGGACTGGGCTCGTCACTCACTCATTGCACTTATCGCTAAGGGCAATGACTTGGACAAGGCGCAAGCCTTGCTCCCTACTGTTACTGAATTGGCTCGTGCGTACAAGCGTGCGGTCAGTGGCGTTAACGCCATACTGAGTAAGTAAATCCACATTCAACAGCACCATCTCAAGACTGTCTAACCGTTAGACCAACAACGGCGCAATCGTAGCGCCGTCTAATCATTAGCCTAAGGAGGCAAAGTGAATAAGCGTCAGACCCGTAAGGCAATCAAAAGAGTGGTTCGTGTTCAACAAGACCTTGACGCCTTGGAAGAGGCGTTGTTCATCTTGCGTAGTGGCCTTATCCTGCGTGGAGTCAGGGTGGTTGACTAATGATTAGCCAATGTCGCAACAACTGTTCCCATTGCTCCATCTGCAGATACAAGGGTAGGCAGAGAATGTGGAGGAACTTTGACAGTTTTAACAGACTCATGGAAACACACCCGCACATACGAGATGAGTTCATTAACCACTTAAAAGAATTGGAGGACTCTAATGATTAGATTCATTGAAGACCTATTAGTAGTAGGCACACTGCTGTTCGGTGTTGCCTTTTTCATTCTCTTCCTGTTCAGGGAAGAGTTCAAAGGGGAAAGGGTTGCCCCACAACAACCCAAAGATAGGGGCAAGTAATGGCAAGTGCATCTGTAAGAATCACACGAGTCAAAATGCTGAAAGAGTTGAAAGACTCACTCAAAACGCATTATGAAAACGTAAAAGCCGATAACAAGGCTGAAGAGCAGTACAAAATAGATTGCGTTGATTTCAACAACAAAATCATTCAAGCGGTAATTGACGGCAAGTTAAAAGTTAAGGATGTAAATATCCATAACTCTTGGAAGTCCGAAGAGGCGTATGCCTCATTGGATGTCACCCTCCCCAAGTCATTCAAGCGCCCAGAGCGGGCTAGCCACAAGTCCCTTAACTCTTATGAACTTGATGACCTCAAGCGTCAAATCAAGGTAGTTGAAATGTGCGAGGACGAATTCCTCCCGCAGTCACTTCATAAGAACTTGGTTAAGTTCCTTACCGTCTAATCATTAGATCAAACCATACAGGGGTGCGCCTGGCCCAACGCACACTTCAAACAACAACCCGAAAGGTAATACCCAATGACAACAGAAGCAACTCTCCCCCAGTGCTGGCAAGACGTGAAAGACGCCAGCGATGCTGGTATCAATCAGGTCATCTTGTACGGTCCCCCAGGGACTGGAAAGACCTTCACTGGCCTCCACTTCAACACTGGCGCAGGCGGTGCGTTCCGTCTCATCTGTAACGAGGACATGACCTCAGCAGATGTGACTGGTCACATGCTTCCCGCTGGTGACACATGGCGCTGGAACTCTGGCGCAGTACTCAATGCCTGGCAGGGTGACGGTCAGGTTGGTGGCCGTGTGGTCGCTGACGAAATCGACCGTGCATCAGGTGACGTCTTGTCACTGCTCTTGGCAATGTTTGACTCACCAGAGAGTGCTTCATGGACCAACCCCATGACGCAAGAGAAGCACCGCCCACTGCCTGGCTTCAGTGTGTACATGACCACCAACTTGGAACAGCCTGAGGATCTTCCTACGGCACTCAAGGATCGCTTCCCTGTGGCGATCAGGATTAATCAGCCGCACCCCGATGCGCTGACATTCCTCTCGCCTCGCTTGCGAGTGCCAGCCGCAATGTCTGCTGACGATCATTACGGTCGCATCAGCCTTCGTGGTTGGAAAGCCTTTGACAAGGCTAGCGAAGCAATCGGTGACGAGAAAGCGGCACGCCTTGTGTTTGGCTCACTGGCTAACAGTGTGCTTGACACCTTGCGAGTCAACGCTCTCGCCTGATACATAAGGCTAATGATTAGACGGGGGCGCTATCAAATCGTGCCCCCGTCTAGTCAGCCTAATAACCCAATGAATACAAACAGAACGGGAGTTCTATGACAGTTTCAAATGCAACTGCTTACCCAGGTTGGCTTGACCGCAATGACATGGAGTCATCAGCCTGGCAAGTGCAAGAGGGCGCACCAATTCGAGGTGACGCTTGGACAGACATTGACGGTAAGCGCATGCGAGTGCCAATGGGTGACGATGAGTTATCCCGTGCCGTCAGGTTTCATGAGATGGTTCACGCCAAGGTATCGCCGTCTCGGTTAATCATTCCCGACTGGATGCGTGAAGTTGATCCTGGGCTAGTCGCCGCATGCGAGGAAGTGCGTGTCAACATGCTTGCTAAGCATGCTGGTGCCAACGTTGACAAACTTGAGGACGGTTCAGAGAAACGCAATGCCGATCTGCTAGTACGCAGTAAGAACATTGCTGGTCTCACGAATCTAATCGTTAGTACCTTTGGTACTAAGGTCAACAACACAGTGATGCGTGCCATTAAGAAAACTGCCAAGGAATTGGACATGCCTGCTGTTGCTGACTTGGCTACGTCAGTGCGTAAGACACTTATGGATCATACCAAGTGGGTTCGCAAGGGTCATGAGTCATACTTCAGCAGGTACGCAGATACCACTGAGAAAGAAGTTACCGAAGACGGCATTGAAGTAAAAATGCCTCGTGGGTATGAACACACACTCAGTCTTGCTCAGGCACTTAGTAGGTTCTCTAAACAATCTGCTGAACTTCCTAAGTGGTTAAATCCTAAGCCTGGTGAGAAGTATGGTGAGGAAGTTTCTATTGGTAGTGACGGTGCTAAGTTTGCTGTCCCTATCGTTGCCAACCTTCATCTCACTGAACGCATCGCTGGCCGTATGGGTCGTAAGCGTATTGCCACTGACATTGGTAGTAACCCACGACGTATCAATCGTATGCTCACTGACCCTGAGCGTAGGATCTTTGACCGTAGGGCACGTGGTCTTGGTGGTGTCGTACTCATTGACCAATCAGGTTCAATGCAGTTGGATACTGATGACATCTGGAATATCATCAAGGCTGCTCCTGGCTGTACCATCATCGGTTATAGTCATGCGCCAGGCAGTAGTGAAATACCCAACATATGGGTCATGGCAGAAAATGGCAGGGTAGTCAAAGACGTACCACGTGGTAATGGTGGTAACGGAGTTGACGGGCCTGCTCTACTGTTCGGTATCAGTAAGCGCAAGAAGGGCGAGCCATTCGTGTGGGTGTGTGACGGTCATGTCACTAATGCACACGACAATCAGTTTGCCAAACTTGACGAGCAGTGTGCCAAGTTAGTAGCCAAGCACAACATTCACATGACACCTGACGTCGAGGGTGCTGTCAAGGCACTTAAGTCAATTGATCGTGGCGACAAGTTAGAGACAACATTCACTGGTCCACTACGGACTACTGTGGCACGGCTGAACCGTAAGGAAGCAGCCTAATCATTAGACGGGGGCATGGGTAAACCGTGCCCCCGTCCAATCCAACAACAAGAAGGGAACCACCCATGAATAACAACAACCAACTACCCCCCAACGGGGTTCTTATCTATCTAGATCACGAAGGTGACTGGATTCTTTCAGCTAACCGATTCAAGACCACAACGGTCAATGAAGAAGTGCGCAAAGAAATGCTTGTATCAACAATGGAAATGACGGGACTTGAAGAATACCAAGTCATTGATCAGTTGCCTGCAATTGGTGACGAAGTTGGTCAACTTGAAAATGTTCAACGAGTGGTGGCTTCCCTTGAAGAGGCAACGTCGTTAGCATCTGGACTGTGGGCATGGCTCACTGGTCTTGACGAAGAATTCCCATACCCATGTGACTGTGGGGAAGAACACATCTAATGATTAGGAGCATCATGGACATCAATATGGATGAAGCATTGGTACTGTTGTCTGACATGCGCTGGGAACTCGGTAAGAGTCCTTGCTTTTGTGTCAGCAGTGCTGAGGAAATTGAGTATCAACGACGACTTAGCGAAGTTCAAGGCGCTGAGGCTAGGTTGTTATGGTGCATTGAGAACGAAGCACCTGAAGAGACCATAGCCGAGGAGTGCTTACGTTGTGAGTTGCTCGGTCGCTATGAAACCCTCATTGGCAGTGAAGCCTTTGATGCAGATTGGGACGATCACAATGAACCCCTGTCTGCTGAAGAGCAGGCCAAGTTAGTCGCCGCAATTATGGGTGTAATCAACAAAGAGAAAGGGAAAGCCTCATGAAGGTGTCATCACAAGATGCTTGGAAGCCCATGCAGAACCGTCAAGACTTCAAGACTGGCGGTGCTCTATGGGGTACAAGTCGCCCTCCTTATGTGGGGGGTAGACTTAGTGAGCATGACAAAAATGAGTACCAAGACAATATGGAAGACATTGACTTTGTTGTCGTGTCATACCATACGCCAATCGCTTGGCACTACAAGTCACGGGACTCGTGGTACATCGTGCGCACCAAGTTTTCTACCACCACGAGTAAGCACCAAACTCTTATTGAAAGGGCTGTGATCTAATGATTAGACAGGACGTAAGAGATGCGCAGGCAGTTGAGTCAGCGGTAGATGTAATTGAGATCGTTGACAAGGCCATGGCTAAACATTCGGGTCATCAAATGATGCCCGTGTCTGATATGTGTGACGTCCTGTTGGATATCAGATCACGCATGTCCCTAACCATTAAAAGGTACAACGATGAATGACAAATGGATTCGTACAAAGATGATGAATATCAATCTTGACATCTGTGTGTTGGAAGATGACCTAATCTCCACACCTTGGTGGAGGGTATTGCGTAACCGTAGTATCCGCCGTAACATTGACATCTTGGAACAGAAGCTCAAGATGTATGAATTTGACTATGAAAGTTTGGTTGATGCAGTACTTACTGAGCAAGCTAGCAGAGAGTGGGCTAACCCATCATGAAACGACTTCTAATCATTAGCCTTTTAGGTTTAGCCGCATGCGGAGGTACTACCACTGAACGTGTGGTGTACATGCCGGCGACTGACGCACCTACTACAACAGTACGTGTAGTCAAGACAACAGACGCACCCATCGCTTCTTACAGCGATGACGATACATTCCTAGCGAGTGTGCGTGACTTATACAGTGGGTACATCCCAGTAACTGACCAAGACATGATTGACGCTGGTCATGCAACTTGTGATGCACTACAAACAGGTAGTACTGCACAAGATGTAGTTGATGCCGCAAACAACTCGGCAGACGGTGACTACGACACTTACGACTTTCTCTCATCAGTTATTGCAGCAGCAGTAGTTACCTACTGCCCTGATCAGCAGTGGAAGTTCAATAGCTAACCATTAGATCTACGAGGAAGGTAAGGGGTTTTCTTGTTGTTTACCCTTCATGCAGTACTTGAAAGTCGGAGGAAGTGACCTTCCGTCGCTAGACTTGACGGCTCGGAGAGACGAGCACACAACGCAATCGTGCGTCCGTCCAATCAAGGAGAACCACCTCATGGATGAAACAGAAGACACTTGTATTTGGCTAATAGAAAGTGGCCAAGACGAGTTTGGTTATTCCACAGTGTTTGAATGTGGTGCGCCAGTAACATACAATGCCAGCGGTTGGTCATGCGCCTCTGGTCATGTCCACCATTCATACGGGTCTTTGGCCTGGGAGCAAGAGCAATTTGAACATCGTGGTGACCCAGCTTACGGCTGGTAATCATTAGCCACGCGTTAAACAATCTAATCATTAGGAGAACCACCATGCAATTACAAGACTTCGTTAACTTTAACGACCTCTACTTTCAAACATACGAAGGCTGGGCAGAAGCTCCAGCCACAGTGTGGGATATGCAAACAGACGAAATCATGACTGTGCCCGAAGTAATCGCTGAGGGAGACAACCCATACGAACTCATGGATGAGTTTGCTGTGTTTGGTGTTACACGAGAAGCAATCCTTGCTGTTCGTGGATGGGCCGCACCAATTGACGATGAAGGTCAAGATAACGACACCCGCCCATCGTTGCACCCCAAGAAGATGAGGGTTGTTATGTACCTCCATCTTAAGCAAGGCAGTGACACACTTACCGTGGCTGTTAGCCAAGAGGGTAAGGATCTAATCATTATGAACGAAGCGGGCGTAGGCCAAATGGCTGATGCAATCGCTGAGGCCGTAGCAAATGTTAAGAATCAACTTAGCAAAATCAAGGAAGAGGTATGACCATGACAACCATCCAGGACCTATACAAACACGTGGCTAACAAGATCGCTAATAAGGTTAGTGATCCTTGGAATGACCTGTGGGCAACCATCATTCCAATTGACGCAGACGGTAACTTCTGTGAGCCAATCTCGTCAATGGATAAGGAAGAGTATGAGGGTGACATCTACACCCTCATCAAGCATCTGTGCTTCAACACTGAAGTGCTTCCAACACACACCTATGGTTTCTTTTCACCTGGGTATAAGAAAGACCCCGAGACCTTTGAGCGTACCGGCAAGATGATCTCATTCGCATTGGTTCACGAGCCAACCAAGATTGAGTACATGATTTGGGACCTTGAAGATAACAGTGTGAGTGAATCGTTTGAAGATGAAAGCGAAAATGGCTACACTGGCCAACTACCAATCGCTCTCGGTGCCCTGAGTTTCAAGTGGGACATTGACCATGACTTGGAAACAAGCGAACTTGCAAGGGTGACCAAGCAACTGTTCGAGAATGCAAAACATACTGCTGAGTTACTAGAGCAGGCAATGAAGTTAAGCGCCGACGAATCTAATCATTAGGAGAAACGTTATGTACGAGCACACAAGCACCTCTACCAATGTCCACTTACGTGGCGATAGCAAAGTAAGCATGGAGTTCCATGACTTCACAGACCCTGTTCTTTCTGCTATGCCGTTTCGGACAATGCAATTAAACGCAGGAGACCACACGCTCAATGTATTCTTCAAGGAATACTGCGACGCACCAAACCTCGCTGAGGTACTACAGCAAATCATTGAGTCAGCTACTGCGCAGTTGGAACAACTTAGCAGTAAGGCATGGGTCAATGCCATTAACGAACTATCACTGGAGGTTAAGTGATGGAAGAAGAAATCAATTGGTGTAACCCACCTAAGAAACCAATCTCAAAGCCTAAGAGTTTTGTGGAGCGCCTGAAAGAGCGCCCACAGACTTGGGCTTTGTGGAGAGAGAGCGTTTCTACAGCACACTCAGTGGGTAACTCTCTAGAAAAGTATTACCCAGGTGTCAAGACTACCTATCGTAGTGCTGGTAAGAACGATAAAGGTTTATACCTTTATGACATCTATGTCATGTGGGACCCCGAGAATGAGGAGGCGTGATGGGTATTGATTACGACGCTTGGTTAGAGCAACCATTCCAAGACGCTTGCAAGTTGGCCGATGATTACGACACGGCTTGTGAGTTGTTTGCAAATAGCGATTCATATTGGGAAGCCTATGAGGAATGGGCTAGCCCTTTACTCAAGGCAGACATTCATTGCAGTACTGAAGTTTGGGAGGGTACTGCTGACTACGAGCAATCTGTTGGGGCTTTTTGGAACAGTTACACCGAACCTGAGCCAATGCCTGACGATCACCCGTACAACACAAGAGGATGGGGATGAGAGGTACTGTTATTTTAGTTAAAAAAACATGCCCTTCCTGTACGGGGCATGGTGGGGTGTGGACAGGACACGACGACGCAACACACTGTGATGTGTGCAACGGGTGGGGAAACCTAATTTTCAATGTCTGCACCGAATGTGAGAGGGTCTTTGATCTCACTAATAAAATTGATCAAGCCGAGATATACGGACACAACTGTGAGGTTGAATAATGGATAACAAAATCATTGGGTATGTAAATGCTGGGGAGTACGAAACTCCTCAGCAAGCATACGATGAATCGGAAGGGTGGGTCACCTGTGATACACACACAAAAGATCGCATCCTTGCAGAGTTCCAAGAGTTAGTCAAAGAGTACCAAGAAAAGAATCTTGTGCATACCCCCAAGAAAATACTTGACTGGGTATTAGCCCGTCATAAGGGTATGGATGATCTATTTGAAATCACAGAAGAAATGGTTGCTGGCCATAGCACACAGTGTCCTGAGTGTTATGACGAGTGGACTAACGAGTTATATGAATCATCTATGAAAGACGCAGTAGCGCGTTGGGAGAATAGGTAATGGCTGAGGTAACAGAGTCTCAGAAAGAACTCATCCGTAAGTTGTGGGATGAGCATCACGAACAATTAAACAGTGGGGAGTACGACTACATCATGGCCTTACTACCAGCAGACAATAGGTATAGGGCAAGTGGTTTGATTAACGCTTTGTTGTCGCTACCCAAAGTAGGTGTTAGGCATGAACAAGGTACGAGTATCAAGTAAGCGAGCAGTAGTCTTTCAAGTTGTTACGGGGTTACTGAGTCTAATGATTAGTGGGCGACTGATGTTTACAGATACCAACGTCTTCTATAAATCAATCGCTTTGTGTGGATTCCTTTTCAGTTTGTACAAATCCATGATCATGATCATGTACGCTCAGTGGCGTTCAAACAGGGGTTGGGATACGGAAGTTGACTTACCCGAATGAGTACAGGAGAACCACATGGAGATAGACGAACTACTATTCGGTCCGGCAAAGCCCGACACCTCAGGTTGGTCGATACCAGCGTTAGCGATAGACCTGCTACCTCATCAGGAGGAAGCAGTGAAGTTTGCATTGGAGAAACAGCAGACTTACCTAGCCCTAGACATGGGATTAGGGAAGACGGCATGTGCTATTGCGGTCATCGCTTCGGCACACCAAGCATCAGCCACCCCAGCAATTATAATCGTGCCCCCCTCACTGAGGAGGACATGGCTTGAAGAGTTCAAGAAGTTTGCGCCACATCTAAAGGTTAGAGAGTTACGTGGACAAGCAAGTAAGCCCCTTGAGCCTGCTGATGTTTACATCATTGGTGACTCCATCATCTCTTGCTGGGTTGATGACCTAGCCGAAGATCCCAACACATTGCTCGGTAAGTTTCGGGTAATCGTTGTTGATGAGGCTCATCGCAGTAAGAACATGTCGGCCTCACGCACTAGGGCAATCATTAAGTTGGCTAACACTTGTGACACCATACGAATACTCATGTCAGGTACGCCTACACCTAATGGGCGTAACCAAGAGATGGGGCCACAGATTGAATCGTTAGGCAGTAGTGCTTGGGATGGCATAGGTGGTAAGGGTAAGTTTTGGAGTTACCACTGCCCTGTAGAGCGTGACCCCAATGGCAAACTTAATAAGTTTGGTAAGCGTGCCAACATTGATTCGCTTGGCCTTAACGAAGCAATGACATCATCATTCATGTTGCGCCGTAAGCGTGGTGACGTGCTAGACCTACCCACCAAGGGTCGGGGCGCTGTCCATATAGAAGGATTAGGTAAGGCGGTTAGCGATTACAAGTTAGCTGAAGATGACCTAATCGCTTACTTAGCAGGTGAGGGTAAAGAGTGGCGAGCCGCCGTTCGTAACGAAGCATTAGTCAAGCTAACTACCATGCGTAAGTTAGCTGGTGAGTGCAAAGTTAAGGGCGTAATAGAAAGGGCTAAGGAGTTCCTTAGGGAGACTAAGGATTACGACGTAGTTCCTGGATTGCTAATCATTGCTGAGCACCACAGTGTCATGGGGCCGTTAGTCGCAGGGCTTGAGAAGTACGGGGTAGTTGCGTACAACGGAACAATGAACGACGATGAAAAGGCCGAAGCGGTTAAGGACTTTAACTCAGGCAAGGCACGAGTATTCGTTGGTCAAATTAAATCAGCAGGTGTTGGGTTGACATTGCATGGTGATGGTCGTAACCATCACGTAATCATCTGTCAGTTACCTTGGTCACCCGCTGATATACAACAAGCCGAGGACAGGGTTCATCGGATTGGACAGACGTCAGATGTCAACGTTGAGATATGCCTAGCAAGCATTGACAATGTGTGGACAATTGACGAACGCCTATGGGCGTTGTTAGAAACAAAAGCGTTCTCTGCTGGAGAAATCATTGACGGCAAAGGCGAGTTCCTTCTTGAAGAGATTCAAGACAACCTAATTGATAGTTACAGATAAGGAGAGATATGCCAATCATCAAATCATCAGAACGTGGTGAACACATCACTACGGTTATCTTCAATAGCGAGGAAGTGGCAGCACTTGTTCTTTTATTGGAGGCTGGTCAGTACAACATTGAGGATGACAACGTAGCTAAAGCGTTGGATGTTCTTGATGAGCTCGTTTACGGATTAGGTGTTCGCTTAGACGTATAACGTGACATAAGTCATATATTAAAACCAACAACATACTTATCTAATAGATAAGGTACGCAAGAACCACCAACGAAAGGAACCGTAATGGTTGCAGCAAAGGCCCTACGACAGGGCATGGAAGTCATTATCAACTCTGGTCCATACAAGGGGCTCTCAGCGAAAGTTACTAACGCTGTTGTGTACCCTGATGGTCACCCTAACCAACGTAAGATGCACGTTGAGATCTCTGGTGTAGGTGACACGCTCATCATCCCTAAGCAATTAGATCTCATTGGTATGGCGCCTATTGCTAAGCCAGTCGTTACTGTTTCGTCTGAGCGTCTAATCATTAACAAGACTGAGATTGAGTCACTTGACGATCCTTGCTTGGATCGCTGGCGTCCTACTCGTAAGGATGTACTCAAAGAGTATGTGTCTCGTGAACTGCCTGGCGGTATTAAAGATATCAATGCACTTATGTCGTATTGGTCTGACGCCAGGAACAATGGTTACGCACCTAACATCGGGCTAGTCGGTGACACACAGACAGGTAAGACAATGCTTGTTGAAGTGTTGGCTTACAAGGTTGCAGAAGCAATGGGGCTTAGTAAGCCATTGCCAATCTTCCTACTCGCTGGTAGTAGTGCTATCACTGACCACGATATGTTTGGGCAGTATCGTCCTGACGATTCAGGTGAACTTGTATGGATGGAAGGTGTGGTTGCACTGGCCGCGAGAGTCGGTGGCATCCTTTACTTAGATGAGGTTAACGCTATGCCTGGTAACGTTACGGCGGCATTACACCCACTACTAGATGATAGGCATCAGTTCATCAACATCCGTAAGCCTGTGGATGACGGTCACGGTGGCAAGATGGCAGAAGTAGTCAATGCCTCTACCAACCTGTGGATATTATCAACCTATAACCCAGGGTATGCGGGTATGAGCAAGACTAACGAAGCCTTTGCGGCCAGGTTCACTTGGTTACCTTGGGACTACGACGAAGAGGTAGAGAAGAAGTTGATCAAGTCACCTGCTATCAGGTTGCTTGGTCAAGCCTTACGTAATGCTCGTGACTCACGGGCAATCACTACACCTGTAGGCACTAGTGCGTTACAACGATTAGAACAGAGCGTTGCACTGTTCGGTGTTGATTATGCCTTATGGGGATTCTGTGGGCAGTTCACTGGCAAGTCCGAGCGCACAGTAGTTGACACACTCATTGAGGATAGAAGTATCCGAGTAATGCTTAACACTGAACTGGCTGAGAAGTCAGATAGGAAGGATAAGTAATGGAATATTACGACGATGATGACAACGCGGGTAGCAAGATCTTTTCACGTAAGGATCTTGTTAACTCACGTGCACGGTTGCGTAGTCAAATCAATCGTGATCAAGAGTCAGCAAACAAACGTGCTTCAATCATGGCACGGGCAATCATTGAAGCAGGTCGTAGGGATGAGAAAAAAGATCCAGACGAAGATAGATCGCAAGCACTTGCTTATGGTATTAGCAACCTGGCATCTAAGGTGTTAGCAAGCCTTAACATCAACATCCCTATGTTCCTTAAACAGTCACATGGTGGTAGTCGTCGTGCCGGTGCAAGGACAGACTTTAAATCAATTACCCTTACTGTCAACACTTCACACTTTGATATGAAGGATAGAGAAAGTGTTATTGACCTTATGTATATGGTCAAGGGTTTGGTGTACCACGAGGGTGGCCACAACATGTGGACATTGCCATTCCCTAAACTACAAGAGCAAGCAAAACCATCAGTAGGTACACCTGCCCATGACGTTTGGCCTAATGAAGTAGTGAGCAGTATGGGTGGTGTAACTACCTTTGGTGATTTAATAATTAAGTATGCACCTGAGTTGAGAGGCGTCGTAGACAATGATGTGCGTACCAACATATGGAAGCTTCATGAAGCATGGAACATACTTGAAGATCAACGCATGGAAACAGCCATGTGTGTTACATCACCTGTCATGGCCAAGTACTTTACAAACATTGTCTTAAACATTGTTATCAATGATAATCCTCAAACAGTGTGGCCTTACATAGCGGGCAGGACTTACCTGCCTAAGGCAATTAGACAACACCTCCGTGATCTAGCAGAGGAGCACTCACACGCAGCAATTATCCCTGAGATGAATGACATCATCATGCGGTACAGGGAATCTAATGATGTGCTTGAGATGTATGAGTGTGTCTTATTGTTTGCCGAGTTGTTGGAGATTTGGCACTTAAGTACTGGGCGCAACAACACAGTTGATGGTCATACGTTTGATGGTGACTATTACTTGCCTGATGTCAAAGGTACAACAAAGTTACCAACTGTTCCTAAGCCTGATAAGCACACCTTAGAAGAGCCCAAGAACAGTAAAACGATTGCCATCCCATCTGATGAAGCTTCTGGTGAGGGTACTACTGAGGTACCTGAGGCACCTGAAAGTAATGGTGGTGCTCCTAAGGATCTTGATAATAAAAAGATTGGTGGTAACACCGCTGGTGCACCTGACCCAACACCAAGTAGTGACTTCAAAGAAGAGATACAGAAAGCTAAGCAGGACATACAGGATTCAGTAACTGAGAATGAATTAGTATCGTTCGTCAGTGAAGTTAACGAAGCAACTACTTGTTCCGTTAAGCCTGACCTATCAATTGTTCAAATGAACCCCGAGCAAATCAAAGCTACTGACGAAGTAACGAATGGTATGCGTAATGTGCTAGAGCATCTGATCGTACAGAACGAACCTAACTGGGTGCACTACCAAGAAGAAGGTGTGCTTGATCCTACTGCGTTTGTTATGAGACGGCCTGGTGATACTGACTACTGGTCGGGTCTCAATGGTGTAGGTGCTACTGGCCATGATCTGGCGGTATCTATTCTGCTCGATACGTCTGGGTCAATGATGCATGAAACTTCTAATGTTTCTATTGCGGCCATAGGTATACGTAAAGCTTGTGATGCATTAGGCATACCGTGTACGGTTACATCATTCAATGATGATGTGTACATGGTAGCTAAAGCTGATGAGGAGATTGAGTATCCACGTGTTAGAGCCACGGGTGGTACTAGTGTCCTTAACGCTTTCAGAGCATTAGCAGATCAACGTTATAGCAAGAAGAATCACCTAACAGTTGTGCTCACCGATGGTGAATGGTATGACGTTGAAGACATGCGGCCATGGGGTGACCCTGGTCGGTACTTCTTATTGGTTGGCTTCAATATGGATAAGGCCCCCTTACTTAATAAAGGCGCTAACCAAGTAGTAACAGTAAATAGAGTAAGTGAGTTACCCGCCCTAGTCACTGGGGCGTTAATTGATTATTTTGCATAAGTACGTTGTTAACTAACAAATGAAAGGTATATTGACCACTATGAACAAATCATTAGAGACCACACTTAAAGAATTCATCTCACTGAAGCAAGCCATTGAGGCAAGCACGGAGACCTTGAAGAGCCTTGAGCAATCCATCAAAGATGAAATGATTGCCCAAGACATCAAGAAGATTGAGATTGAAGGCAAGTCAGTAACGCTTGTACAGGCTGAGCAACGCTCATTCAATGCTGAGGAGTTGCAGAAGCTAATCTCTGCCTCAGTGTTCAAGCAAGTTACTGAGCCTGCCGTCAAGTCCAAGTTGTTTGACGCCGCTGTAAGTCTTGGCAAGATCAAGACAGAGGTTGTTGAGAAGGTAACAAGCAAGAAGCCTTACTCACAACTGCGGGTCAACTAAGCCGTAAGGGGATAACGCTGGCGCCTGAAGACAACCCTTTCTTTCTTCGGGATATCCTCTCCCCCCTGTCTTATGCCTGTACAACCCTGGTAACCCTCCCCCGTTACTCTCGGTTGTTATAGGTAACAAAGTAAGACAGGGGGGTGAAGCCCGGCTAGACTCTACCTCAACGCAATTGTGGCGTTGTCCAAGGAGGTAAGTATGAGTCTGTGTCGTGGTCCGGTATGTAGCGAAAAAGTCGTAGCCAAAGGCTTATGTTCTGCTCACTACAAGCAATTACAACGCGATGGGGTACTTCACGCTATTGAGAAATCCAAACTACCTGAAGATAAGTTTTGGAAGAATATACGCAGAGACGCTAACGAGTGTTGGACGTGGACTGGCCCTGTTGATAAAGGGTATGGCCGTATGTACGTTGGTAACAAGGCGTTTCAAGCGCACCGTTGGTCATATGAACAGCACCGCCATGTGTCTCTAACAAAGGTGGAAACTCTCGACCACTTGTGTCGTAACACCCTTTGCTGTAATCCTGATCACTTAGAGAAGGTGTCACTCATTGAGAACATTGAGCGCCAACACCTTTACCATGCGCTTAAAGCAGAGATCAAGCGATTGCGTGACTTCCTTGAAGACATTGGGTACAACCCTGACAGTCTTCAGAAAGAGTTGTGAGCCTTTTCTTTTGCAAGCAATGCACGGGCTTCATCTAAATCAAGGTTGAGCATTAGTGCTAACCGCTTCATTGGGTCATCTGCTTTAACCTTACGTAAGTTTTTGAGAATTGATGTAGCAGTCATTGCTGATGCTTTTTCAGCATCCTCTAACTCTAAGCCACGGCGGTTCTTGGGTGTTACCCCACCCCAAATACCGTGTTTAAGTTTGTTGTTTAGCGCAAACTCTAAGCAGTCTTTACGTACCGTGCATGCTGCACAACATAATTGGGCCTTAGCAACAGCCATGGCGGCGTCAACGCCATCTCTATGGGGAAAGAACTTTTCAGTATCACTATTGGCGCATACCGCTTTTGCACGCCACGCACCATCGCCCCAATCCTTAAGACTAG